CTGTATCTGGTACTGTAGATGGTAGAGATGTAGCAACAGATGGTAGTAAACTAGATGGCATTGATGTAGGTGCAAAAGATGACCAGACAGCAGCAGAGATAAGAGTACTTGTAGAAGCTGCTACAGACAGTAATGTCTTTACAGATGCTGACCACAGCAAGCTAAATAATATAGAGCCTAATGCTACAGCTGACCAAACTAACGCAGAAATAAAAACTGCATACGAAGCAAACGCTGACACTAACGAGTTTAGTGATGCAGAGCAAAGTAAACTAGCTAACATAGAAACAGGAGCTACAGCCGACCAGACTGCTAGTGAGATAAAAACACTACTACAATCTGACAAGCTTACATTATCTGAGATGAATACCACATCTTTAGATAGTAGATACTACACAGAAACAGAAGCTGAGGCTAAGTTTCTTAGACAAGACTCTAGTGAGACTATTGCTAGTGGTGTAACTTGGTCTAACTCTGACGCATTTGTAGCTACTACAGCTGCTATCAATGCACGTATTATTGACCTTATAGATGAGGTTGGTGGTTTTACAGCTATTGCAAACCAAACTAGCTTTCCAGCAACTAACCCACAAGGAGCTACAGGACAGTCAGCTATACTAAGTATCGCAGCTACAACTGCTACTCTAACTCCTAGCGGTACAACAGTTACCATACCAAACGGTGCTGGTACCGGAAACACTGTAACTATTACAGGTGTACCTACAGCTATACCACAGAACTTTGGTTTCTTGGTAGAGTCAACATCTACATTACATACATATAGTTTTCATAGATTAGTACCTATAGCTACTCAAGTTAATACTGTTGCACAGAATATCACTAACATTGTAAATGCTGGTGCAAACGTAGTAGATATAAATAACTTTGCTGATATATACCAAATATCTAGCAGTGCTCCTACACAAAGAGCTGATGGCACGTCTTTACAAGAAGGTGACTTATGGTTTGATAGTTCTAACGATAACTTACTTGTGTATACAGGTAGTGCGTTTTCTATTATCACACCATCTCAAGCAGTTCTTGATGACGTAGCTATTGTATCAGGTGCTATAACATACAGTGAAGATCTAGGTCTTATCACAAATGCTGCATCTACAGGTAACTCTAACGGGTCACTTGACATAGTTGCAGATGCACTAGAAGATGAAATAACATTTACCGTCACAGTTGTAAACTCTGGTGGTAATAAATATGTCATAGATGGTGATACATCAAACCCTGCTAAAGCTCTTACATTGTATAAGGGTTGGACATATACTTTTGACCAAAGCGATAGTAGCAATGCTGGACATCCTTTAGTATTTAAAACAGACTCAGCTGCTTATACTACAAACGTAACAGTTACAGGCACAGCTGGTCAAGCTGGTGCAAAGGTGCAAATTGTAATACCAGAAACACAACCTACAGGTAATTTTAGATATTACTGTAGCGTGCATGGTAATGCTATGGGTAATCTTATAACTGTAAAGGATGACCCAATCAAAACAGTATCTGACAATATAACTAATATTAATACTGTTGCTTCTGATTTAACTGAAGGCACATCTGAAATAGATACAGTTGCGACTAATATTACAAACGTTAATGCTGTTGGAACTAATATTTCTAATGTTAATGCTGTAAACAGTAATGCAACTAATATAAATAGTGCAGTATCTAATGCTACTAACATTAACTCAGTAGCCGGTTCAATAACTAATGTAAACACAGTTGCTAGTAATATAAGCAGTGTTAACAGTTTTGCTAATACATATCGTATAGCAAGTTCTGCACCTACTTCTAGCCTAGATCAAGGAGATCTATACTTTGATACAACATCTAACGAACTTAGAGTGTATAACGGTTCATCTTGGCAAGGTGGTGTAACAGCGACTGGTAACCTAGCCGGTCTAGGTGCTAACACATTTACTGGTGACCAAACAGTAAACGCAAACATTATTATATCAGGTACAGTTGACGGAAAAGATGTATCTACTTTAATAGCAAATGTTGTTGAAGATACTACTCCACAACTAGGCGGAACATTAGATGGACAAAACAACAACATGTCAAACATTGGTACTATAGATGGTACTAACTTACAACTCGACTTTGGAACTTTATAAATGGCAAAATTATTAAAACTAAGACGTGGTACAACCACACAACATGGTAGCTTTACTGGAGCCGAGGGTGAAGTTACAGTAGATACAGACAAAGAAACCCTTGTCGTACACGATGGCTCAACAGCTGGTGGTCATCCAGTAGCAGCAGAAGATATGGCTAACGTATCTTCCGCTTCTATTGCTGGTAGACTAGCTAACGATTCTATAGCAACATCTAAGATTGCAGCTGGAGCTTTACCTTCTGACGTAACCGTAGCTAGTGCAAACATAGTTGACGGTACAATCGTAAACGCAGACGTTAACGCAAGTGCTGCAATAGCTGGAACTAAGATATCTCCTGACTTTGGTTCTCAAAATATAACTACAGATGGTGATGTAAATTTACCTGATGGTTCAAAAATTCAATTTGGTGCTTCTAACGATCTCCAGATATTTCACGATGGCAACCACTCAAGGATTAAAGATACTGGAACAGGAGACATGGTATTTCATGCTAATACCATGGCTTTTAGAGATGCTGCTGACGGTGAAAACATAGCAAGATTTAATGAAAACGGTGATTGCCAATTATTTCATGATAATACTTTACGTTTGCAGACAACAAGTTCTGGTGTTGACGTAACAGGAAGAGTAACAGCAGATGATTTAACTGTAGAAAATTCAGCCGGTAACTTAAGTGCTTTTTTTACATCTGGTAATGGTTTAGGTACTCTCGAAGTTGGTGGTACTACAGGTGCATTTATTGATTTAAAAACCCCTGCTTCAGATGATTTTGATTTAAGAGTTGATGCTAGTGGAACTTTAACAAGTGTTGCTGGTATTGCTTTAAATACTGCATCTGGTTCAGCTGTATCAGTACAAAGAAATCTAGACGTTGGTGCTGGTGTTGACGTAACAGGAAACATCACAGTTACAGGAACAGTTGACGGTAGAGACGTAGCATCTGACGGAAGTAAATTAGATGGTATTGAATCAGGAGCTACAGGAGATCAGACATCTGCTGAAATAAAAAGTTTGTTAGCATCTAATAATTTAACATCAGCTCACCTAGGAGTTGATTCTGTGACTTCTTCTGAATTGGCAAACAGTGCAGTCGATACAAACGCTATTCAAAATGATGCGGTTACTGCTGACAAACTCTTTAACTGCCCACAAAACCACATTTTAGGAAGAAGTGGTGGTGGTACTGCTAACGTCGAAACTTTAACAGCTACACAAATTAGAAGTATACTTAACGTAGAAAATGGTGCTACTGCTGACCAGTCAGCTAGTGAAATCGTATCGCTTGTTAACGGACAAACTATAACTCCAGCTCATCTACACGTTGGTTCTGGACGTATTGGGTATGACAGTAATGACTATATAGCTTTTTCAAATAATGCCCACATGGATGTTGTTGTTAACGGCAGCACCGAATTTAGATTTGAGTCTGACGGTGACTTCCATGCAGATGGTGATGTTTATGCTTTCTCAACAACTGTTTCATCTGACGAGAATCTTAAAAAAGATATAACAATCGTTAGTGATGCTGTAACTAAAGTAGAAGCACTAAAAGGTGTTACATTTAAGTGGAAGAAAAACGATGCTGACAGTGCTGGTGTTATAGCTCAAGATGTAGAAAAAGTATTACCCGAAGTTGTTAAAACAGTTAATGATATGGAAGGTAATGAATTTAAAGCTGTTAACTATGCTGGCCTGACTTCTATTCTAATTGAAGCGGTCAAAGATTTATCAGCCAGAATAAAAGTATTGGAGGCTAAATAATGCCATTAGTAGGATCAGGTCAAATTTCATTAGGTGCCATAGCTACAGAATTTGGAGGGGATGCACCTCATGCACTTTCTGAGTATTATGGAAAAGGCAACTGCCCAGCATCTGGTGAAATACAATTAGCCGCTGATTTCTATGGAACTGCTAATACTTACGACTGTCAATACTTACTCGTCGCTGGTGGCGGCGGAGCTAGTGGCCCAGACAGTAGTAGTAATGGTGCCGGAAGTGGCGGTGCTGGTGGATATCGTGCTTTAACAGCAACTCTTACACCCGGCTCTAGCGGATTAACAGTAACAGTAGGTGGCGGTGGCCCCGGTGGTGGTGACTCATGGGGATATCAACCTTGGAACACACCGGGCCAAAGATTTTCCAGCAATGGAGGCGACTCATCATTTAACAGCACATCAGCCTCTGGTGGAGGTGCTAACGGTCTACTAACTACTGGTGCAAGCGGCGGCTCAGGCGGCGGTGGAGGTTATCAATCAGGTATCAGTTATACTCCCACAGTTAACTACAGTGGTGGTAGTGGAAACGCTGGTGGATATTCTCCAGCTGAAGGTGCCCCCGGTGGTGCTGGTAGAAACACCTACGGCTGGGGTGGTGACGGTGGAGACTTACCTTCTAGTGATAGAACTTGGTTGAACGGAACTACTTATGCTGACGGCCCCTCACCTTCTGGTAGTGGTGGACATGGTTCGGCTAATACTGGTAATGGTGCAAGAGGCGGAAGACAGCAATACCATCAGGGTCGTAATGGTGGTAGTGGAATTGTAATCATTAGATATGCTGGATCTCAAAAAGGTACTGGAGGTACTGTTACCAGCTCTGGAGGTTATACATACCACACATTTACAAGCTCAGGAACTTATAACCCATGATATTTGCAGAAGTAACAAATGGAACAGTTACAAATATAATTGTTGCAGAACAAGATTTTATAGATACCTTACCAGCTAAAGAAAACGTAGAGTGGATAAAAGATACAGCTGGTAATAAAGCAAAGATTGGTGGTATTTATGAAAAAACAAGAGGTGTATTTTGTGATGCTAAACCGGGTATAGATTGGACTCTTGATGATGATAATTATTGGAAGCCTCCTATACCTTATCCAGTTGCTTACGATGACAACGTAGACCTAGTAGGATATTACTGGGACGAGAACTTATATAAACAAGATAATACTAAAGGGTGGGTCTTTACAATAGCTGAACCGCTTGAAACAATTTATATTTAATGGAAATACCCATTATACTATTACCAGATTCACTACAGCTAAAAACCCCCTCTTTACCTCTCCCTACAGCAAATGTTCCCTCATATCAACCTTTGGTCGTACCTCCGCAAGATTTACGAAGACCCGAAGGTACAAAGGAGGTGCAAACAGAAGAAAACCCACCCCCAAAAATACACTTTCCACCCTTACCTAGTATCACTTTACCATCGCAAGAAGTCTTAGTTGCTGCATCGGTTACTGCTGTAACTGCTGTAGCAGCTGCGACTGTTACACAACCTGTAATCAATGCGTTGAAAGATAAAATACAAAAGTTTTTACAAGGCAAGATAAACAAATGGAAACAAAACCGCCAGAAAAGAAAG